TGTTTGGGGTCTTGCAAAGGACCGTGTAGTAACAACACGTCTAAATACAGCATTTCAGCAAGCAGATGGTTTAACTGCTGGTGAGAAGTGGGCATCAAACCCTCTTGGTATTATGATGCGCTTTGTCAATGGCAAAGAAGCAAAGAAATACACTGATGAGATAGATACTCTTGAGAAAACAATCAAGGTAAAACGAGCACAAATCTCAGATCTCAGTAAAGTAGTTGCATCCAGCCGTGATAAGAACGCTGTTGCTACTGCTAAAGCAGAACTTGCTCAACTTAAAAAAGAAGTTGAAGGCGGAGTATTCCAACAGACTCAACAAATCTTTGCTAGAGCCTTAACAGAAGGACGTATTAACGCATTCCGTAAGCAAGTTGGCCTAGATGTAATGAACAAAGAGTCCATTGACCTGCTAACAGAGCAGGTTATTTATGGCGACATAGAGAACTTGATGTCTATGGTATCAGAAGGTGGACTAAACTTCGCATCTGGTTCTAACTATATTGATTTTGCAACTGACTTCACTAAAACTATGGGAGTCAAATCAGCAGAATTGCGTCTTGACCTATCAGGTCTCAAGCAACAGTACGCTCCATCAGCTGGATCACGTGGATTCCGTGAAATTGGACTTGTTCCAAACAATGAATCAACTATGATTTCTTGGCTTTTGCGTATGTCCTTCTATGGAAACGATGAATTAGGTGCATTAGCGATTGCTAACCTGACAGATAACGTCGCTGAAGAGTCAATAGCCATACGAAAGATTATGGACTACCTCAAGACTCCTGCTGGTCAAGAACTTATGAAGGATGCACGCCTAACATCCGGTAAAATAATTGACGAAATGGAATATGCACGTCTTGTGTATACCCGTGCAAAAGATATCTTTGTAAAATCTGGTGATGGCAAGTTAAATATGGACCTTTTGAACAAGGTTCGTACAGTTGACTCCAATACCGGTGAGATGGTTATCAGTGGTAAACTATCACTAGACGATCTTCCAACTAATGTTGATGATATGCCACGTTATGTCGTTGGTCCAGAACTTGTACCAGTATCTGATACATCTAACTACACATCTCCTCTTATGCAAAAGGGATGGACTTGGTTAGGTATGTCTAACGCACGTATATCTCGTCAGCCTCTTGCTATCAATGAGATGCTTAACATTCGTAAAGAGATGAAGAAATCAGGATTTGAAGAAGCATTTATTCAGAACTACCTAAGAGGTACAAATCCAGCAGATGTTCAGAATATGGCAGAGGCAACAGCCAATGCTAAGCGTGAACTAGCTCGATTAGTAGAAGAACGTGCTTTATCTCAGGTTAATGCCTATGTAGATAATCCACTTATTCGTTCTCAGTTATCTTTCTCTGTACGTAACTTCTCTCGTTTTTATCGTGCTCAAGAAGACTTCTATCGCCGTATGATTCGTCTGGTACGTTATAACCCAGAGGCTATTCAACGTGCAGCATTAACATTTGATGGTGTAGCACACTCAGGATGGATTCAAGAGGATGATCGCGGAGAACTATACTTCGTATATCCACACTTTGAACCAGGCTATCGTGCAATTCAAGGAGTAATGCGTGCTCTTGGAGTAGAACAAGACTTCAAGGTTCCATTCCCAGTTCAATTTGGTGGAGCAGTAAAGATGCTTACACCATCTTTGAACCCTGATTCTATCTTGC